TTAGTACCCTACCTGCAGCTTTATTCCACTTCCTGCATTCTTCTTGTGCACCTGCCCAATCTTTGGCATCAATGCGCTTTTTAAATGTGGATATCCGATAGTTACCTAACCCACAATTATACACCCAAGATAATATAGCTGCAATACGCTTTGGACTTTCTTGTGCAACCCCAGGTGATAATTTTAATAATCCATTAAGAAAGTACAGTAGGTGTTCATCTAAAGCATGTTCACACTGTTCCATAGTCCACACAGTATCTTCAGTAATATCTGGACCTGTAGAACCGTAGCCTATAGTCCAAGGCTTGCTACCTGTTCCTGGATCTGGATAAGCTTTTACTAACTTGTTTGGTAGTATTGTTGCACAACCTTCAAAGGGCTTTATTAATGTTTCTTTTGATATTTTAATAGCCTCTTTAAGACTCACTGCCTCATCCTATTTTCATCTAAAAACTTTATCTCATCTACTAAAGCATCTGCATCTGTCTTATAGTTATTAAAATCACTCTTACTTAAAGTCTTATTAAGTGTTTCTAATAACTCTTGTGCTTCTTTACTGTGCTGAGCACGTGCTGCATACAACCATCTAAATGCATTCTTGTTATCTTTAATCTTTGTATAGTACATACCTAGGTTTAACATAGCTTGTACTTTACGTTTCATTGCATATTCTTTTAAATCATTGACAGCTTCTTCTATTTCTTTATCACTACTATTAGGGCTACTAAAAATCATCATAGCTAAACGGTAATTAGCTTCTTCATTTACACTAGCAGCACCACGTAGAAACTGTAAAGCTAAACTAGGACTATCTTTCTCTATAAGATCTGCTATCTGCATAGCAGTTTCACTATCTACTTTAGTGCAATACTCTTTAAATACAGCAAATACATAAGGCTTAAGATCATTAGGAACAATGTTTTTCTGTAACATATTAACTAATTCACTTATAGCTTTATTATCTTGTTTGCTTATTCTCCACATTAATACACGAGTAGCAGGACCATATTTATTATCGTGCTTTAGATTAATAGCATCTTGAATACTGTGATTACGTGCAGCTTGATCATTGATAACTGCAGCTATTAACTCTTTATGACTTTTATTATTCGTTTGTTTTACTGGCTTAGAACCTTTATTTAAATAGGGATTAGGTTCACATCCATCGATTATAACGCTATATATTTCTATAGGGTTTACATTTTTAAATTCTTGTATACCCCTACTTATAATTTTATAATCATTTAATTTACCTGCTACTAACTTATACACGGTGTCTGTCATAGTGACACCACCGTAGTCAGCTAGGGATTCCGTTCTTGCTGCAAGATTAACTGCTTCACCCATAAGATCAGTGCCATACACCCACACTTCTCCCATATGAATGCCAACTCTCCACCGTAAACCACTGTTTAATTTACGTAAAGCTGCCTGCATTTCAACACCAAAGTTAACTGCGTCAACAGCACTTGTAAATTCTACTAGTACAGAATCTCCACCAGTATTAAACAACCTACCACGCTTTAAAGTAATTAACGGATCTATAACATTTCTACATGCATCTAACATCTTTAATGTTAGAAATTCATTCTCTTGCATCTTTGCACTGTAGCCAATGACATCAGAGCATACAATCGTAGCAAGTTTAGTTTGCATAATTACTTGTTATATTTCTCTATACTTCTTCCTACAAACCAGAATGAAATACACATAGTGAATATACCAAAATCATCTGCATCCCATGTCTGTTGAATAACTTCATACCAAGGTGCATTAGTTAAGAATGCCATATAAAGTGCAGCTACTTTAACTGCTGCATACATGAAGAACAATGCCCATGTAATCCCAGGTCTTACTAGTGCAGATATAGCTGATACAAACCAACCTGCATTCTTAGCTGTTTCTGATTGTTCTCTGAATGCTTCTTTAATAGTATCCAGTTGTGCTATAGAATGTTCTACGTATTTCTCTTCCATACGAAACTGACCCCTCATCTTTTCTAAGTCAGTCTGTAACTGGAACATATTTAATTCATGAGATCTTTCATTCTTCTTATCAAGGAACTTAAGTATTTCAGGTGCAAGACGAAATAGCCCACCAAAAACACTACCTAAAAGTCCACCACTGAGGAGTTCAAACATTGTAGATTAATCCTCTTTATCTTTCTGTACAGTCTTTTTATTAAACATACATTGCACTGTATCTGTTTCCCATATACGAATGGCAGTCCACACAATCGTGAGGATTGCAGCTATAGCAGGTAACAATTCAGCTAAAGTCCCTACAACCGTAAGGATTGATATGGCATCGCCTACCGTCTTTATCTGTTCATCAGCTTGCAATGCCATGCTATTTACCTTTCGTCAACTCGTTAACATGTTTCCAAAGCTCAGTGATTTGTTTATCATATCCCTTCTCTAGATAATCTACACGAACTTTAATAGTTACAGCATATGCTGCAATAGCTACTACAGCAGCACCTAGATACCAGAGTTTACCCAGTGTTTCTAGTGTGTCCATGGTTTATGCTCATGGGCTAGTGGGCCACACTACAATATGGGGGAATCCCTCTTGTGCAGTTATATCTCGTAGTGCTTGACGGTAAGTTGCCCATGCAGCTTTATCTACAGGTGCGTCAGCTACCTGTGTCCAATCAGATTCAGTAAGCTTTTGATTACGTTGCTGACGTATGGCTTGAGCTTGCTCTGCATCTTTCATTGCCATCCATGCAGAACGCTGTTCTTCTACTGTACTTGTTACACCTTCACTATTTGTGTAGGGATAAAACAGTGGACCTAATACGTACTTGGTATACCACTTACCATCAGCTTTTAGTTCTACACCTTGGCGTTGACTGAACTCATACACATTAGTAGGTGTAGCCTGTGGACCTTCAAACACTGGATCTACGCCTAGCTCTGCCATAATTTCAGGTGTCAGTGTTTCATAGCTAGGTCCATTAGTATCTTTCAGGTACTGCCTGAATTCACCTTCGTACATCACTTGACCTGTTGCACGTACTCTAAGTTCCATGGTAATTCCTTAAGCTATAGCTAAGAAGATGTAAGTTGCAGAGGATACATTGATATTAGTAGCTGCTAGTTGATTGACAATAAAACCAGTGCTATCAGTGTCAATGCTATCGTTTGTTGTAACTTCTGCTGCCGTTGAATTTAAACTTAAGTGAGGATCGTTACCTGCTACAATACCTCTGGCAGTATCCCAAACGTACCAATCACCTGTTGAGTCAGTACGCTTGATTAAGACAAACCTAGCACCTCCTGTGAATCCACAATTGATAGTCTGACTAGAGCCATTGCCTGTGTAGCTGCCTACTTTGGATACGCCAGGGCAGGTGGCGAAGAGGTAGGCAACGTAGGTGCCACCAGAAGTATTCACCGTGGTTGCCGACCCCATGTTAATAACAGAAGCGGTTGGTGCGGCAGACAACTCAAACACAGTATTAAACGAGAGCGTTGTTGCTGCATCTGACGCCTCAAGGAAGCTTCTTTTGTAGTTTGTGCTGATATTGCTACAAACAATCCAGTTGCCGCCCCCTCGATTCCTAAAAATCATCAACTCAGGCGCAGCTCCCAAGTTGTGATTCACCGTCGTTGCAGCACCCGTACCCGTATAGCACACCACATCAAAGAAGCCGGGGGCACGGGCAAGTGCATAATTGATATAAGTGCTTCCGGTTGTATTGACTTGTCCAGATGCCGTATCTGGGCCTAATGTGTAACCTGTATTGGTAAATGCAGTAAATATGTCGAAGCTAGAACCCGGTTCCGCACCAGTGGTATTAAATTGCAGCCTTCCCGCCGCAACACCTCTGAGTTTGTCCCAATCGTACCAACCGTAAATATCACTTCTTGATTTCACCCACACCGAATCAGGGGCAAAACCCGGTGATGTTATAGTTGTCGTTGTGCTATTACCAGACCGAGCCAAAGGATTAAACACACTCGTCCCACTCGTCGGCACTTTCATCGGGCCACGGCGAATGGCGATGTAGATGTAGGTTGCGCCACCCGTTACTTGACCAACTTGAAATCCAGTAGAGGTAGGCCATCCGCAGTCCCCAACATTCGTTGCTGCATTACTCAAATTTGCTGACAGTTTATTTGCAAACCCGTAAATATTTGTTGAATCAGGAGTAGGCCAACCCCTCATGTTATCAACAATTGTCCAGTCTACAGTTCCAAGTGTGTTATTAGCTTCTTTCATCAACACCCATTGCGGTTCCCACCCAAGATTTACTGATGCAGAACCTCCGTATGCACCCGACCCACTTGCAACAAACGACCCACACGAAATCACATTGTCCGTACCACTCAGGCCAAAGCCACCTGCGTCGTGGGCAAATAGGTAGGCGACGTAAGTGGTGCCACTATTGTTAACTAAAGGGTGAGCGACAGTAAAGGAGGTGCTTGTGGGGCTTGTATTATTCCAGTAAAAAACCTGCGTCCGTGCATCGATACTATTTAGAGACATTGCATATTGATTCGCAATAGTAGCGTCCATTGCCCTGTGATAAACCACAGCACCGCCAGTGTTATTAAGAACCTTAATAATTATGCAGCCGGGAGCTGAGCCTAGATTGTGATTTACAGTCTGGACACCACCCGCTCCCGTATAAGTCACCACATCAAAAAACTTCGGCTGCTTGCGGAAGGTCCATGAGGCGTATTGAGTTGAACTATCATTAGTGCTGCTAAAATTTCCAAGAGAAAAGCCGTTTGCATTAAAAGCAGTCAATGAATTTGCATTAGTAATTTCACCATCTGTTAGGTTTGAATACCAAAATTTCGTGGCTCCACGGTTCGTATCAAATAAACGATGGTTACCGGTATAGTTTCTAGACTTCAACCACACCAACCCACCCTTCGTAGACAGATTAATCCCGTTAGTGATCGTCTGAGTGGAGGCATTGCCTGTGTACAGATACGTCGAGAAAACGTCCTCGATGTATACTTTCTCTGCACCACCCAAGGATAATCCAAACCCCTGAGCAGATGCAGCACCTTTGGTTTCAATTAACGGCATCGCAGCCTCTTAAGCAAACTTGGTTTGTGAAGCTAATGCAGTGAACGTAGCACTGCCTGTCTTGATAATCGTAATTACATAAGCATCAATCGAGCTTGCATTGCCCGAAGTCGGAGCAGTACCACCCTGCCACTTGGGTGTTACAGAAGTACCATCCACCTGGAAACCCGATTGGTAGTATGCCGTAGTGCCATTGGTCACGAGGAATGCAATCGTCAGGGATTGGCCTGTAGACATAACGCTATCCAAGCTAACCCCTGAAGCACCACGCACATTCAGCGTCCAGTTAGCCGAGGCGTTGCTGGTGTAGTACAAAACCGACTGGGTTCTTGCATCGAAGTTAATCGTGCCTGTTGCTGCTGTTGCACTGACCGTAGCCTGCTCAAGCATCGCAGCGTTAAGCTGCACCATGCCACGCAAACGAGTGCTGGTAATGCTGGTGTTGCCAATCGTGACTTCGTTGCTTACTGTTGCAGAGGATGCGTCGGCACCATAGCCAAGGATAAGATTGTTTGTACCTGTCGTTACAGAACTACCCGCTTGATAACCGATAAAAGTATTGTTGTCACCAGTCGTATTTGCTCCGGGCTGATACCCGACCATTGTCTGCCCGTTACCTGATGTGGCAGTAAAGTTTGCTTTCCACCCAATGTGAACATTTTGTGCGCCACTGACGTTTGCTCCAAAAGCATCCACGCCAATTGCAACATTTCGGTTTCCCGTCGTATTAGCATCAAGTGCAGCATAACCAATAGCAGTGTTGTCGGAGGCGGTGTTGGCGTAGAGGGCTTGGTAGCCCATTGCGGTGTTGTTTGCGCCGGTGGTGTTATTGGCTAGAGCGTAGTAACCAACTGCGGTGTTGTTTGAGGCGGTAATGTTAGAGGTTAGAGCGTTGTGACCAACTGCGGTGTTGTTTGAGGCGGTGTTGGCATACAGTGCGTAATAACCTAGTGCAACATTTGATGATCCTGAAATATTGCTAACTGCGGCATTAACCCCAACTGCGACGTTGTTTGCGCCGGTTTGGTTTGCATACATGGATTGATAGCCAACAGCTACGTTATTTGAGCCAGTTGTTGTAAAACGCATAGCAAGGCCACCAATTGCTGTATTGCTGGATGCCGTGGCGTTTCCGAGCGTATCCCTGCCTATAGCGATATTATCGAATCCTGCTGTAGCCGTAGTCAAAGCAAGGGGGCCAATAGCTACGTTGTAATAGCCCGTTGAGTTTGATGTGAGGGCTTGAAAACCAATGGCGGTATTAGACTCTCCAGTAGTAGTTGCACCAAGAGCATCACTTCCAATTGCAATATTTCGTGAAGCTGTTGTATTAGCATCCAGTGCCTTAAAGCCAACAGCTACGTTGTTTATACCTGTGCTATTAACCAATCCAGCCTGATAGCCAATAAACGTGTTGTTGACCCCGGTGTTTACATTACCAGCTTGATAACCCAGTGAAGTCTCAAAGGGTGTGGCTGAGTCGGTTTGGCCTGATAAAGATGCTACAGTAGCAAACGATAACGTACCAGATCCATTGGTTGTCAATACTTGATTGGCACTACCGTCTGTTGTTGGTAGAGTAAATGCAGTTACAAAAGATTGAAGATTAGAATCATATGCAAGTACATTAATACCAATATCAGATGTCGTTAGGAATGACCCTACAGAGAATGTAGCACTACTCCATGCAGAACCTGTCCAAACATATAACTGGTTATTGGCAGTATTCCAATAAAGAGCACCAGTTAGAAGTGCATTACCATCATTATCTACTGAAGGTGCTGAAGACTTAGGACCAAGATATCTGTCATCAAAAGAGTCATAGCTAGCTGCTGCTGCACTGGCAGATGCTGCTGCATTAGATGCGCTTGTAGAGGCATTAGATGCGCTTGTAGCAGCGTTAGAAGCACTGGTAGCTGCTGCTGCTGCACTTGCTGCTGCACTCGTTGTAGAGCCAAATAAAGTGTCTATATAGTTCTTTGTAGCTGCATCCTGAGCACTTGTAGGATCACCCATGCCAGTGATCTTATTTGTACCCATTGCAATAGCACCTGTCATCGTACCACCTGACAGGCTTAGCTTTGTAGCATCTGCAGTATCTACATAGACTTTAGTTGCTGCATCCTGATTAGCAGTTGGATTACCTAGACCTGTGATCTTATTCGTACCCATTGCAATAGCACCAGACATCGTGCCACCTGCAAGTGCAAGCTTAGTTGCAATAGAGTTAGTAATTGTCGTAGCAAAGTTAGGATCATCTCCTAATGCTGCTGCAAGTTCATTGAGTGTGTCTAATGTACCAGGGGCAGTATCAATAAGGTTTGATATAGCAGTATCTACATAGTTTTTAGTAGCTGCATCTTGGGCATTAGTCGGGTCAGTAATATTAGTAATCGTAGCTGCACTAGAAGCATCCATATTCAATGTGCCATTAATGGTCACATTATTGAATGTACTTGATCCAGAGGATGCAGTGACGTTGCCTGTTAGATTACCTGTAACATTGCCAGTTACATTACCCGTTAAGTTACCTGTAACATTACCAGTTACTGCACCTGTAAGTGGACCTACAAATCCAGTGGTAGCTGTGATTGTCGTGCCAGTGATAGCTTGAGCAGATGCACCACCAATTACAGTACCATCAATCGTACCTGCATTAATATCTGCACTAGCAATGACAGCAGATGTATTTACTGTAAGTGCAGGTGTAGTGACAGAGGTGTTAGCTACAAGTGTAGTAAATGTACCTGCTGCTGCAGTACTACCACCAATGATAGTGGCATCAATAGTTCCACCATTAATGTCAGCAGTATCAGCTACAAGGCTATCAATATTAGCTGTACCATCAATGTACAGATCTTTAAACTCAAGTGAAGATGTACCTAAGTCAATATCATTATCAGTAACAGGTACGAATGCACCATCTTGAAATCTTACTTGTTCTACTGCACTAGAACTAACACTGATAAATACACCTACACGATTGTTAGTACTATCAGTAACTACTTTATTGCGATTATTAGAATCTGATATTAAAGGTACATAAGCACCTTCAGCAGCAGTGCCATCATGCCTGTGACCAGATGCTTGAGCAAAGGCATCACGCAATGCATTATATTCATTGTTAATGGGCGTAGCCCTAACAACTGCGGTAGGTACAATATCCGCTGAAGATTGTCTTACATAACCTGCCATGTCATTGTCCTTTGCCGTCTGTCCCTTTAGCGTCTATCATTAAAGGAATAATTTAAAACAAAACCTTGAATGGTATGACTTGCATTTGTATCATTAGTGACATATCTAAATGCCACAGAGAAACCAGATCCAGAGAAATTAGATTTAACTACAGGTGCAGGATTCCCGTCATAGATAGCTGCTGCATCATATACTGCTTCGTTGTAGTATGCTGCTGCACCTGCAGTTGTAAATGTAGTATTCTTGGGATTGAAGACATTGATATCTTCAAAATCATATTGCACTGAAAATACAATACTAGAAGCACCTTCACTACGTAAGAAATTGGTAATACTATAAAAGTTCTTTCTTACTGTAGGATCATCAAAATAATAATAAGGAGTTTGATAAACACTTAAAATCTCTGCACTATCAAAACTTGTACCTACTTCCTGTCTTTGTACCTTACCGTTAGCATCACCATGAATTACAACTTCATCAGTACCTATGTAACCACTATCAGCACAAGTAGCAGGTATGCCAAAGATTAAACTGTACTCAAATCCAAAGCCTTGCTGTGTCTGCCTAAGTCCACCTAATACACCGAACAAACCTTCAGTTGGAATAAAGAATCTAAACTGTGATTTCTTGCGTACTACAATTGAAGTGATTGTTTCTACATCAATACTCTCAGCTACAATGTCAGCTAAGATAGATGAAACAGTAAACTGAATCTGCTTAGATATAGTTTCTAGTTCTACGTCACCAATCCTTGATGTTCCAGCTACAGGTCTAAATCCATCTGGACCAAGGAACATAAGATTACCACCAATCTCTACAACACTATCAGGTACTAAACAACCTAAGTTAAAAGTTACATCACTTAATACAAAGTCAGCTACAGATAATCCATCTAACTTCTTAATAGCATTTTTACCAAAGATATATAAGCTATCCCTGAAATGCTTAATCTGTGTAATCTCAAAACCTACATTGATAACACCTGCACCATTGGCTGGATTAAAGTCAGTTTCAGCTAGAGGAGAAGAGAAATATAAATTGTAAGGTTCTGAAGGATCACCTGCCAGAAATAAATGATTTCTGTAATCATCCGAATACTTAGGTGCAGATGGGGCATTAGCATGTGTTATTTGAGTGTATGTAGTGCCATCATATACAGCAGCAGGATTAACACCATCCGTAAGGCAAAGCTTTCTTACCTGCCAATTAAACTTAGTAAACCTTACTTTCTTAACACCTGTCATCGTAACACTGCCAGGAGTTGTAACAGCTACCCAAGCACTTGTAGCAGAGTTCCAACGATAAAAATAGTTAGTACCCGCTGAAGGTGCTCTACATGCAAAGATGCCATTGTTGACATCTTCAAATACACATACGCCTAATACTTTGCCTGTGCCAGTAACTGTACCGTAATTATTAGCAAAGCCACTAATGCGCCTATAACCACCAGCAATAGAAGGTTCATAATTTATTAATTGTGTAGCAGATCCTGGATATAGTACAGGTTGAGCTAAAAGATCCCTGTTGGTGTTTAATCCACCTTCACAGTTAACCTTAAAGCCATTGATTCTGTCTGCCATTAGAATGTCCGAGGAGAGTAAGCTGTCTTGGATATAAAGGTAGAAGTCACAAACAAAGGCTCATCTTGCAATAGCCTACGCATGGTCCTAATACCCTGTTGAAATTTATTCTGAAAGATACTAGCAGCTTGCTCATTAGATCTAAACATCATCAGATACATTTGTGCACCATCAATAATGACATCTTTAAATCTATCGGGGATAATGCAGACATCTGTAGCATTAGTAAGTTCAGTGGGAAACTTCCAATACTTATATTCAATCTCATATGCTTGATCAGGTATTGGTGTTACACCAAACTTAAGGTCTTGTGTCTGATAAACAAAATAAGGTGTAGTCCTACCGCCCGTACCGGAAGTATCCTCTTCAGGTCTGTATCTTGAAAGATACAAGTTATAGGTTATAGGCTCTAACTTAAATGGTAAGTTATCTGTAGCTGTTAGCTTCTTAAGATAAAAGCTATCCCAATCTACACTTGATGCATCTGCAGGTAAACTGTAAACACCTGTACCAATAGTACACGTTTGTATCTCAGTCTCTAGCGTAAAAGGCCATTCTTGAGCATCATGCAATATCTCACGAATAGCGATATTAACTGCATCTTTTGCCAAGGCTTGTATATTTCCTGCAGTAGGAAATTCTGTCTCATCCATAGTTACTTCGTTAATACGTCGAAGTAATTCATTTGCTAATGATATGTATGTAGCCATGGTTTAGATAATAAAAGGGGGCAATGCCCGAAGACACTGCCCCTGTCAGACTAGCTATTAAGCCAATTGATCACGATCTACATCAACGGGACCAACACGATCTGCAACGCTGCATACAACTGCCCACACACGGATACGTCCAGCAGAGATAGCCGTAGTAGAAGTTGCAATCAGAACGTCAAGCGTGTCTGCTGATGCAAGAATGATAGGCTGGAATGCAGCAGCCTGCTGTGCATACGTACCAACTGCAGTAGCTGCAGCTAGCGTAGCACCATCAATGAAGTTATCAGCATCAATGCCAGTAACACCGACATCTACAGTAACATCACCAGTGATAGCTGCAAGAACTTCATAACCAGCAGCAAGAATCACAGACTCTGCAGGGATGTCTAGAACTTCTAGAACATCAGTAGCTGCAAGAGCACTACCTTTGGTGGTTGTAGCCGTAGCAAAGTTAAGCTCGTTTTCAATCACATAAGGCATATTACGAACGGAACGTGCAGGATGCGTACCTGCTTGGATTCCTGGGGATACGTCAACGGTAGCCATTTATATTTCCTCCAATTAAGCTGCGTTATATTTAGCAGTAACGATTGCTTCTGGACGGAGGATCTTGCGACCGTACAGATGCATACCACGAACAATGTCAGCAAAACTGTCAGGATCACGATAGCTTTCAGTCTTGGTGATTTGCTGTGCAGTAGCAACAGCAGCTTCATGACCAGCTACAATAACACCGTAGTTGCTGTTCTGGTTAGCAGTACCCGTGGTGCCAGGACCAGTACCAATCTTGGGAAGGTTGTTAGAAACATAAACACGGAAACCGTGGAGGTTGTTAATAACAAGACCATTCTGAAGGCCAGAACCACCGAAGTCACTGTTGAGCAAACGGCTATCTTCGTCTTTAAGGATTTCAATAAAGACAGGATCGACAACCAACCAACGACCAGACGTATCAACAAACTGCTGATCCATCAAGCGTGACATACGTGCAATAACCATCAAAGGCGATGCAGTGGCAGTGGGAAGCGAAGCTGCGCCAGGAAGACGGGCAGCGAGAGGAATGGAATGATCACCTGCAGATGCAGTAGTGATGTTACCAAAGTCACCCTTCTTAAGCTTCATCGAAGAAAGCAGTTCATCCGAACCTGCAGTAGAGACTGCCTTAGTGCCGGGAGCAGTAGTACGTGCAGTATCAGCGTTAACATGCTTTGCAGACTGATAGAAGCCAGAGAGATAGCCAAGAACGTCTTGGTCATACTGGTCACGCAAGCGATAAGCTGCACGATCAGATGCCATTGCCATGAAGTTTACGTGGCTGTGAGCTGCTTCGATGTCATCAATCTTAAATGCAAAGTAGTTTGCTTGATCAACGACAAGGGTGAAGTCTTCGTCATCAAGATCTTGTGCCGTGATTTGAGTGCCACGAGCATAAGACTGAACAGAAACTTCAGGCTCTTTGATGATCTTAACCGAGTCACCCATGTTAGCGATCTCACCAAAGTAGTCGCTGTTAGTGATGTCTTCTACGGTTGAAGATTTACGGAATGCAAGCTGTACTTGCTTGCTATAGATTACGGGACTAAAATTCCCATTTGGCAGATTATTATAACCTGCTGCCTTTGGAAATGCCATGATATAACCTCCTACGGTATGTTAGGCATATATTTATATACGCTCAACACATCACAGCAGAGGCTGAGTAGGTTAGGTGCGTTAAGTTAGGGCTGCGCTTCCCTTGCTTAATCGGGCTAACTCACCTTCAGGTAAGTCTGTCAGTATTGTTGTTGCGTTACATTGACTAATATCTACTGTCGTACTTGGTTAGGACTTACGTCGGCAAATACATTGACAGTAAATATTAGTTCACTCTACATTGTTATATGTAGCTATTATAAATTTGTCAAGCTACCTTACTTACTAACGTGCGTGACCTGTCTTGTCATACACAAACTTACGCGCACGGATAGCTGCAATAATAGCCTCTTGATTCTTCTCATATTCACG